GCGCACGGTCGCCGCCTACCGCGCCACCACGCCGGGCGCGACGATCATCACCGTCCGCAACCGCCCGACCATCGGGCAGGCGTGGAACGACGGGGCGGCGGCGGCGCAGGAGACAGGGGCCGAGTACCTGCACCTGTCGGCCGATGACGTGGAGCCGGCCGGGGGGTGGGCCGACCAGTGCATGCGGGCAGCCGATGGCGATGTGTACCCATCTCCGCGCATCCTGAACGCCGATGGCTCTTTCCACTCATGCGGGACGATGGGCGGTGGGATGCTGATGCCGGAGTGCGCGACCGGTACGCCGTGCGCGTCGTCGCCGTTCCCGTTCATGCGGATGGACGTCTGGTCTCTGATCGGGCCGTCACTCGACGTCTCCTATTACGCGGACGATCACCTCGGCTGGCGCGCCCGGATGCACTGCCTGTCCGTCGAGGTCGTCCGGGGATTCACGCTGACCCATCTCGAGGGCACCGCGGGCCGTGCCCGTTCCGTCGCCCGCGCCGCAGCCGACCGGGCCACCTTCCTCGCCACCATCGCTGTCGAATCGCCTGCTCCCGCTGAGGTCACGGCATGAGCGCGCAGGCGCTCTACGAGCAGACGCGCTCCGACTGGTCAGACCTCGGCCCGACGCTCGCCTACTTCCCCGGTTCACACGGACTGGCGGTGATCCAGTGATCGCCTTGGGCAAGTGGCAGGAGGCTCGGCTATCTCGCGACGACCGCCTCGGTGATCTGATAGCCGTCGCGCAGGAGCGCGGCGCGTCTCGGGTGATGGCCTTCTTCGACGAGCCATGGCATGCGGACCGCTGGATCCTCCGAGTGGAGGACGCCGACCTATCTGATCTCGCCGAGACGGTCCCGTGGTCACCGCGCCCCGATGTCGATCTACTCGGCCCAGCCGGATTCGATCTCCTCTGCGCGGCGTCCGCGATCAAGCCAAGCGGATGGACGGCTGGGAAGCTGATCCACTGCTGTCTCAACACCTGGGGCTACACCCGCGCTGGCGAGCTTCGGTTCGTGCTCGACCATGCGGCGCGCACGGCTCTGATGCTCAGCCTCTCGCCCATCGTCGGCGGCGAGGAGAAGGCCGCTCGCATCGGCGCCCGGATGATCCCATGGTCGCGTCCGACCGGAGGCAAGCGATGACACGCATCCTCATCACGGGCGGTCTTGGCCTCATCGGCTCGGAGATCGCCGAGCAGGCCATCGCTCGCGGCCACCACGTCACGATCGTCGATGACGGACGCGCGGCCGTCGTCCACACGGTCGATGGTGCCCAGCACTTCGACCAGTCCATCCAGAACTACGGCGGCACCGTTCCTCATGACGTCGTGATCCACGCCGCCGCGCCGGTCGGCCCTGTCGGGATCCTCGGCGTGGATGTCCTCGTCGAGATGTTCTACTCGACGCTCGCCGCCTGCGAGCTCGCCCGCCGGCTGTCGTGCCGCCTCGTCGTGTTCTCCTCGAGCGAGGTCTACGGGACCACCGAGCCGACGTCCTCCCTGACCGTCCCCGACGACTGGTCGCACCGCACCGAGTACGGCGTCGGGAAGATCGTCACCGAGCAGATCGCCCGCCGCCATCACGCGGAGACCGGACTTCCCACCGCGATCATCAGGCCGTGGAACGTCACCGGGCCACGTCAGGCCGGATCCAAGGGCTTTGTCTTCCCCCGCATGGCTGCTCAGGCCGTCGCTGGCGAGGCGATCACCGTCTACCAGCCGGGCGACCAGCGGCGCGCGTTCATGGACGTTGGCGACCTCGGCGTCTTCCTGTCTGGCGGTCCGTCTCATGAGGAGTACGCCGTCTGGAAGGCGATCCCGGTTGACGCAGCGTCTCCGCATAACGAAGTCAGCATGTCCGACCTCGCAGCGATGTTCATGCGTCACCCGCTGTCGTGCTCCGCCGAGGTCTCCGTAGTCGATCCCGCTATCGAGCACGGACCAGACTTCCGTGAGGCCGCGGCGGGGTCGAAGCTTCCGCCAGCCTCGCCCGCCATGCACGGCACCACGCCGCTCGCAGACATGGTCAACGCCGCGATGGTCGCCGCGCACGATCGCATCCCGGCCGCCGCCTGATGTCCTTCCTCGACACCGGGGATCTCGCGCTGATGCGCGACGACCTCGAGCTGACCCTGCCCGAGACGGTCGTCGTGCAGCGCGCGACCTTCGCGACGGACGGGCTCGGCGGATCGATCCCGACGTGGGCAGCGATTGGAACGCCGGCCGCGCGGGTCGATCCGATCAACCGATTCGGCGAGGAGTCGGCGCAGCAGGGCAGGGAGATCGGCCAGTCGGCATGGGTGGTCATCATGGCCTACGACGGCACCGTCTCGGCGGCTGACCGGATCGTCCATCAGGGCCGGACGCTCCAGATCACCGAGGTCCGCACGCCGCAGTCGTGGCAGCTTCTCACCCGCTGCGAGTGCGTAGGGCTGTCGTGAGTAGCGGCGGCTTCGCGGTCACTCTCAACCGCCTCCCAGAGCTGATGGCGAAGGCGCCCGGGTTGGTCTCCGAGGTCATGGCGAAGGTCGCCGCCGACATGAAGCGCGACTCGATGAGCCGGGCTCCGTTCGTCACGGGCAACCTGCGCGCCACGCACTACTTCAAGAAGGTCGGCCCCTTCACGTACGAGGTCGGCTCGAATGCTCCCTACGCGGTCTACGTCGAGCTTGGCACGAGGTACATGCGAGCGCAGCCCTTCCTCGTGCCGGCGTGGGTGGCGGCCCGCTACCGGATGATCCAGGCGCTCGGGCGAATCAGGCTGCTGTCGTGATCGCGCAGGTCGGCTCGGCCATCGCCACCATGCTCGCCGCTGACACGACGCTCACCGGCACCTACGGCGTGACGGGCGTTCATCTTGACCTCGGCCCCGACGCCGCGGCCTATCCCTTCGTGACGCTCGGGTTCGTCACCGGCCCCGACTCCTACACCTTCGGCACGCGGGCCTGGACCGATGGGCTCTGGCAGATCAGGGCATGGGATGACCGGCCCTCGACGCTGCGCGCCGCTCAGATCATGGAGCGGATCGACGACCTGCTCACCGATCAGACGCTGACCGTCACCGGGCACCGCACCCTCGTCGTGCGCCGCACCGAGGAGCTTCCGACGGTTCCCGAGATCGACCCGAAGTCCGGCCTGCACGTCCGCTCTGCGGGCGCTCGATTCCAGGTAGGTGTCGCTGAGACATGACCACATACATCGTCAACGAGACGGACGCCGAAGGGCGTCCCGTCGGTGAGCTCTCCTACCCGCCCGGCCGTCGCGCCGGGCCGGGCGAAGCGTGCTCGGACATCCCCGCCGCCTCGGTCAAGAGCCTCCTGGCCCGCGGGATCATCTCGCCCGCTCCCAAGCCCTCACGCTCCGCGAGCCCCGAGAAGGAGGGCTAGATGGCGACTCATGGCAAGAACGCGACCCTCTACATGGGCTCGATGGTCCTGACGGACTACTTCCGCAACGTCGCCACGCCGGCTTCCGTGGACGTCGCAGAGGCATCGACCTTCGGGGACGACGACAAGACCTACGTCCCCGGCCTCGGCGACGCGACGATGTCCGGTGAGGGGATCTACGACACCTCGGGCGTCGGCGCGGAGCGTGACCTCGCGGCCGCCCTGGGGGCGACCTCCCGGCAGATCATCAGCGTCTACCACGGCGGCGACACGCTCGGCAACGCGGGCGTCGGCATGAGCGCCGATGCGACCGCGCTAGAGGTCACCGCCGAGATCAGCGACATCGTGATGATCTCGGCCGAGGCGCAGTCGTCCACCGGGTACGAGCGGCTGCTCTCCGTTCACGCGAACGCCGAGGAGACGGCCGCCGGTACGACGGCATCCGTCAACGCCGGAGCCGACTCGACCAACGGCGGCGCGGGCTACCTGCACGTCTCCGCGATCTCGGGCTCGATGGCCTTCGTCATCGAGCACTCCGACGACGACATCTCGTACTCGACCCTCGTCAACTTCGGGACGGTCATCGCCCCGATCGGAACGCGCGTCGCCTTCACGGGCACCGCGGAGCAGTACGCACGGCTCGTTCACACCCCCGCCACCACGGGCACCGCGACGTTTGTCTGCGGCCTCGCCCGCCAGGACTAGGAGATCACAGGATGCCGACCGCAACTCATGGCAAGGCAGCGGCGGTGTGGATCGCCGATTCTGCCAGCGCCCTTACCGACCTCACCAGCTACTGCCGCAACGTCTCGATGCCTCGATCGGTCGACACCGCCGAGGCGTCCACGTTCGGCGACGACGACAAGGTCTACGTCGCCGGGCTGCGCGACGCGACCATGTCCCTGGAGGGCATCCACGACATCACCGTGGACGGGCTCTTCACGGGCCGTCTCGGAGGCACCGCCGCCCCGTGGAAGTTCTTTCCCGAGGGCTCCGTCACCGGGAA